AACTCAAGCAGCTGAAGGTGGTTTATATGGTGCAGGAAGATTCGGATACACAATCAACGATACATCATCTAATCTTGCAGCTACAGTAGGTACTGCATCTATTGCTGATGTTGCATTTGATGTAAGTAACGCAACTCTATCTGCTTCATTAGCAGCTGATAAAGTAAGAACATTAACAATTGCATTACCTGCTGACGCTGATTTCAACGCAGTAAGAGCATTTGACTTAGTTCAATCAGGTTCTGGATATACATTGTATCCTCAATACACATTAAAAGATGGTTCTAATGTAAAATTTGTTGCAGCTTACACTTCAGCTAACCCATTAGCAGGTGCAGCAACAGTAGGTTCTACTTTAGCTTACCACGTACAACCAACTGATATCACAAGAGGTGACTTCGAAGATAGAGGAACTGATTTAGCAATCCCAGAAATCGAATTAGAATTGAAATCTGAGCCGATTGTTGCTAAGACAAGAAAATTAAAAGCAATTTGGACTCCTGAATTAGCTCAAGATTTAAACGCTTACCATAGTGTAGACGCTGAAGCTGAGTTAACTCAAATGTTGTCTGAGTACATCTCTTTAGAAATCGACTTAGAAATCTTAGAAATGTTACAATCTAATGCTTTCACAACGGAATATTGGTCAGCAAAAGTTGGATATGATTACAACGCAGGTACTGGTAGATTTGCAATTGATTCTTCTGCAGCGGCTGCAAATGCATACCAAAAGAGCACTTGGTTCCAAACTTTAGGTATCAAATTACAAAAGGTATCTAACAAAATTCATCAATTAACTATGAGAGGTGGTGCAAACTTTATCGTTGTATCTCCAAATGTAGCTACTATCTTAGAATCAATGAACGGATTTTCTGCTAACCCAGGAAAAGACGCATTGACTTTCTCTGCAGGTGTAACTAACATTGGTTCTATCTCTAACAGATATGATGTTTACAAAAACCCTTATATGACTGAGAATGTTATCTTAATGGGCTTCAAAGGTTCTAACTTCTTCGAAACAGGAGCAGTTTACGCACCTTATGTTCCATTGATTATGACTCCATTAGTTTATGACCCAACTAACTTCACTCCAAGAAGAGGTGTTATGACTCGTTACGCTAAGAAAATCGTAAGACCTGAATTCTACGGTAAAGTAGTAATTGATGGTTTAGAAACTCTTTAATCTTAAATAGATTAGATAAGTAATAAACTTACAATAAAGAAAAAGGGAGAGTAGAAATACTTTCCCTTTTTTTATTTATATAATTCATATTTATAGTAGTAAAACTATAACTTTTTATATATGTCTGTAAACACTTATTGGTCGGGTTCAACATCTGGCTCATTTATATCCGGCTCATCTACTCCATTTGGTATATATGATTCCGATAGTGGATTTAGAAACGATGCACCTAAGACCGCTACATGGGTAGCAAAACGATTGGGATATCCAATTGTTAATATTGAATTAGATAATGAACAAATATTTACTTGTTTTGAAGAATCGGTTTCGGAATATTCTGCACAAGTAAATCAATTTAACCTTAGAAACAATTTAGATATTTTAAGAGGTCAAAAGAAAGAAGCGTTTGGTGGTAGAGCTAATTATTCACAAACATTGGTGGATGGTTCATTTTTACCAACTACGGTTCGTATGTCTCAACAATATGGTACATTAGCCGGTGTGGGTGGTAATACTTCAATTAAAAAAGCATATGTTAATTTAACTGCATCGGTGCAAGTATATGATTTGATGACTGAAGCAATAGATAATAACACATCATCATCATTTGCAACACTATATACAAGTGGTTCTACAATAGATGTATTTAAAGTATATCATGAAGCAGTTCCTGCAATTACAAGATTCTTTGACCCATATTCGGTAGGTGCGCAGGGTACATTGAACTTAATGAGTGAGTTGGGATTTGGAAATTTCTCACCTGCAGCTCAATTCTTAATGATGCCAATATATGAGGATGTATTAAGAATGCAACAAATTGAATTTAACGACCATATTAGAAAATCAACATTTAGCTTTAATATAGTAGATAATAAATTAGAAATATTTCCAGTTCCAACAGGTACAGGAAAAACCAGAGTTTATTTTGAATATATGAGTAGAGATGAATTTGAACATGATTCTCAAACTATCCAAGCCGATTCACTTTCTGATTATTCCGACATTCCATATAATTTTATTCAATATTCAAATATAAATGATGTCGGTAAGCAATGGATTAGAAAATATACATTAGCTCTTGCAAAAGAATTATTAGGAGCAATTAGAGAAAAGTATAGTTCGGTTCCAATTCCAGATGGTGATATACAATTAGATGGTGCAGCATTGAGAGCAGAGGCTCAAGTTGAAAAAGATATGTTGGTTGAACAACTTAGAGGAAATTTAGAAGAAATGAGTAGAAAAAATGTGATGGAAAATAAAGCACATGAATCTGACCATCACCAAGATATGTTAAGAAAAGTTCCTTTAAAAATATATGTAGGATAATATGCCAAAATTTGCAGTCGGTAGAGATATCGAATTATTTAAGAGTTTTGCCAGAGAAGTGGTAGACGATGTTGTAGAAAACATTGCAGTTTTATTTAAAGTAAATTTGAATGAAACAAAGATAAATTTATATGGTGAATCTACAAACAAAACATGGTATCCTGGAGTTGAATTGAATGTATTGATAAATAAATCAGGACAAACTGCAGGATATGAAGGATTTGGTGCTGATACATCACAAAACATAGAATTTAGATTTGATAGATGGATGTTAGAGGAAAAAAACACATACCCAGAAATTGGTGATGTTATTTATTTTGACACATCTTATTATGAAATTGATAATACAACCGAAGTACAATTTGTAGGTGGTTTACCATCTAATAATTTTAGTGTCGTATGTTCTACATTTATTGTGAGAAAATCGGCCTTAAACATTGAAGAAAGAATAAAATAATATGTCTACAAACCCACTTAGGAAAGACCTAAATAGAGCAGAGCAAGTTAAAGTTACAAAACAAGACTTGAAACAAAGTGTATCTCTTTTTGATATAGATTATGCAATGATGTCTTATTTGGAAGAAACTGCATTACCTAAATTGGATGACAATGGTAAATTATTAAGTATACCAGTTATCTATGGTAATTCGGAAAGATGGAAAGGTGCACAAAGAGATGGTATTTTTAGAGATAACAAAGGTAGAATACAATTACCGTTAATGATGATTCGTAGAAACTCAATTTCAAAAGATGAGTCTATGCCAATGTTGAATCGTCATACTTCATATCCAACAGTTACTAAATGGTCTAAGGATAATAGATATGACAGATTTAGCTTGTTAGGTTCAGCAGTAAAACCAAAATATGAATTGTATAGTATAACAATGCCTCAATATGTAGAAGTTACTTATCAATGTATGGTTTGGACATCTTATACTGAACATTTGAATAAAGTGATAGAACAATTACAATATTCAGGCACTTTTTGGGGAGATAAAGATAAGTTTAAATTTAAAGTAATTTTATCTGATTTTGAAATTATAAATGAAGTAGGTGAAGGAACTGAAAGAATAAATAGAATCGAATTTTCATTATCGGTTAAAGCATATTTACTTCCTGAAAAATTTGATGGTGAAAATACTATTAAAAAGTCATTCTCTACTAAACGTGTCGTAATGTCTACCGAAGTGGATGTAACCGGAAATGGTAGATTGGAAGGGTTATTAACAACACCATCGGCATATTATGATAACAAAGACTTAATTGATTTCTTATCTTTAAATAATAGTAAAATCGTAGATGGTGGAATTAATATAGCAACATTCACAGGAGTAAAATTAATACAAGCACCTGCACAATTATCCGGAGTAATCACTTCTGGATTAACTTATGAGGGAAATTCATACGATATTAAATTATACATAAATGGTGTTAGGTATTATCAAACGACACATTTTACGGTAACATCATATACAAACAATACATTAACATTGGCATTGTCTCCTGGATTTTCAGTAGATAGTGGTGATGAAATTACTATTACAGGTAAATTTATTGATATTGTATAATGAAAAGAAGTTTATTAGATATCACACAAAAAATCAGTAGAAATCCTGGTAAAACAAATCTAACTCCAAAAGATTTAACAAATTCTACTTATTCAATTTGGGAAGCTACGGGTTGGAGATTTGTAGATATATTAAGAGAAATTCAATATAGAACTACACAGGATAGATTAAAGATTTATATTAATACACAAAGTATAAGTGCAAGAGACTATATAGTTGAAGATGGTGGAAATGGTTTATTGATTAAATTTATTAAAAGTAGATTTGAATTTAATTTGGATGCACAAGATTATATTCAAATAGAAGGAGATATAGAACAATATGCTTAAACAATTTAATTCAAATAGTAGAAAACTTAATAAAGTTGTTCCAAAGGTTAATATTAATAATCTTACTAATAATGATTTGACTGGAAGTTTGTTAAATATTGAAATTCCAACTAATACTAAATTTCAATCCAAAACCCGTTCCAATCCAAATCCAATAAAATTAGTAAATAACAAAACAAAAATATCGGATTTTTATCAAGAGATATTAGAAAATAGTGCAAGATATAATCAAAGAGTAATTGATGAATTTGATAACAATACAAATACATTAACAATATACAATGTTACATTAGATTATGGAACCGAAGGAGCATCACCTAATAATTTTGAAGTATTAGTATTTGGTTTACATATTCCAGGAAACTATACAATTAAAGAAGTTGGAAATAATGTAGTAATAACTTTAAATGAACAATACATAGATTACGATAATGTGACTATAAATGATATTTATGTTATGGGAAAATTGGTGGATGTACCAGTTGCAACCGAAGATGACTCAATAATAATAACCGAAAGTGGTTTAGACATAATAATATAATAAATGGCAAACTCAAGAAAAAAAATATCCGAATTACCTGCATTAAGTGTGGCATCATTAGATACAACTTTTGTACTTGGTATTTCAGGTAGTACAACATATAAAATTTCTATAAATAATTTAACATCTTCATTGGATGGTGCATTTGCAACGGACTTAGTAACTAATGCATTAAGTAATACATTAGATACAAAATTATCTACATCATCTTTCAATTCTTATACTCAATCATTTACGGCATCAGTTGCAAGTGGAACTATAAGTGGTTCTTCACAAATTTCAGATTTAGGATTTGTAACAGGTTCATATACTACAATAAATTCATTCAATAGTTTAACACAATCTTTCAATTCAATATCACAATCATTTAATGTTATTAGTGGTAGTGTTGGAACGGTTGATTTTACT